ATGGGTTAAATGATAAACTAAATCTTTTATTAATATTTAAACAAAAAGAATGATGAACGCAAAAGATGCAATTATGCAAATTAGGGCTTTGTTCGAAGATATGCCACCAGTAGAAGTTCCGGCTCCTGTTGAAGAGGCTATTGACGAAGTACCTGTTACATTCGCAGAATATAGCCTTATGGATGGAACAAAGGTTATGATTAGCGAACTTGCTATCGGTGGTCAAGTTACCCTAGCAGACGGAACTCCTGCTCCTATGGGCGAACACCAATTAGCTGACGGCACTCAAATCGAGTTAGACGAAGCCGCTAAAATTATCTCTATTGAAACCCCAGAAGCAGAAGCGGAAATCGCTGACGAAACTCCTGCTGAAATGGGTAAGAAGATTGACGAGAAAATGGCTGACGAAATCCAGCTTAGTAGCTGAAAACGAAAATCTTAAAACACAAGTAGCACAATTAGAGGCAAAAGTTAAGAATGGCTTTAGTCAAGTAGCTGAACTTATAGAAGCACTTACTAAGACACCTAACGCTGAACCTATTGCGCAACCGAAACAAACATTTGGTTCTAACGTAACTACAAAGGATATGAAGTACGATAGAATTGAAAAATATAGAAACGCTTTATTAAACAAATAAAAATAAAATAAAATGGGATTTGATGTATCTGCATTAGCAAACTATACAAAAGAAAACGAAGCTCTACTTGTAACTTCATCTGTATTGGGTGCAAAAACTGCTGCTCTTATTAAGAGTGCAGGTAACGTTATGGTTGGCGTAAAGTCAAGCGAGAAGATTAACATTATGGAAACTGACGCTATCTTCCAAGCAGGTGGTACTTGTGGCTTCAATGCTTCTGGTTCTACAACTTTTACTCAACGTACTGTAACTCCTGGTAAAATTAAAGTAAACGAAGCTTTATGTCCTAAAGACCTTGAAGCTAAGTATTTACAAAAAGCTTTACCTACTGGTTCTATGTACGATAGCATTCCTTTCGAGCAAGAATTTGCTGATAAGAAAGCTAAAACTATCGCTGCACAATTAGAAACTGCTTTATGGCAAGGTGACACTTCAAGTGTGAACGTAAACTTAAACAAGTTCGATGGTCTTGTTAAGTTAATCGGTGCTGCTTCAGGTGTTGTTGCTGCAAACGCTTCTACTTTTATTTCAGGTGCTCCTTTATCTAGCATCACTGCTGCTAACGTAATCTCTATCTTTGATGGCGTTTATCGTGCAATCCCTGCAAAAGTTGTAGCTGCTGACGATATGACTATCTTCTGTGGTCAAGATTTATTCCGTACTTACACTATTGCTCTTAAGAATAGCGGTAGCTTCAATTACCAAATTGATGTTAAAGCTGATAGCGAATTCGTACTTCCTGGTACTACAATCAAAGTTGTAGCAGTTGCAGGTCTTAACGGAACTAACAAAGTTTACGCTATGCGTTTAAGCAACTTGTTCTTAGGTACTGACTTATTGAACGAAGAAGAGAAGTTTGAAATTTTCTATGCTAAAGAAGCTGACCAAGTACGTTTCGTAAGCGAATTCAAAATGGGCGTGAACATCGCATTCCCTGACGAAGTTGCTGCTTTCGTTCTTGCATAATTTATAGGGTAGGTTGAAATACACCTACCCATTTTTTCAAACTAATTTAATTCAAACAATATGCCTTGTGCTTTAACTCAAAATTATACTCTTGACTGTAAAGACAGTTTAGGTGGTATTACTGAGGTTTATTTCATAGCAGAAGCAGATGTTACTTCTACAACAGAAGCAAGTGGTGTTATTACCGCTTTAACAAAAGCTACTGGTAAGAAGTTCTATAAGTACGAACTTGTAAAAGGCACTTCTCAATTAGTTGAGAATGTTAATGCAAACGTACAGAACGGAACTATCTTTTATGCTCCTGAATTAACCATAGTATTAAACAAATTACAAGCGAACACAAGAAACGAAATCTTGTTGTTAGCTCAAAACACTTTAGTAGCAGTTGCCAAAGATAACAATGGCAAATATTGGTACTTAGGAAAAACAAGAGGCTTAGACCTTACAGGCGGTAGTGCAGGTACAGGTACGGCTGACGGAGACAGAAGTGGTTATACTCTTACCTTCACAGGTGCAGAGCCAGCCCTTGCTCCAGAAGTGAACTCAACTGTGGCAGGTCAATTAACTACCGCAGGTTCTTAGGTTGTTTTGGTTTTGTATATAGATGCCCTCGTCTTTAATTAGGCGGGGGTTTTTTATTTTGCAAACAATCGTGATAGTTTATATTTATAGTTGTGATAAGATTAACTAAGGGGCAAACCCAAAATATAATACTTACCTTGACTGAGAAGCAGCTTTTAACAAGTCCGAACTATTTATTCATTTTTGAGAATAGAAGCACGAATACGGACATCAAATTTGTAAAGCTAAACAATACGGATATAAGTGTTATTAAATATCTCGTAGCTATCACGCATCTGTTGGCGGTTTCCTAATTGACCAGGAGTTGCAATACCGAATAAGTCAGGACTTGTAATCTGGTGTCCGCTAAATATGTTAGTTTGAATTAACTCGTCTACACGGCTAAAATCTTCTTTAGTTAAATCACTCGCACCTAAATCATCTACAATAGGCTTACGGGTTAAATCGTTTACAAACGCAAGTAAATACTTCTTGCCGTCTGCACCCGTGTACATATTATCGAACTGCTTACTTACAAGACGTTTCTCTTCAGGACTTGGCTCTCCGTTTGGTAAAGTAATAAGTTTACTTGCAGAAAACCCTGTTTGAGCATTACCTAAAACGTGCTTACTTACTTCTACATCACTTTCGATGTAATTAAGCGCACCGAAATAACCAGGAAGGCTATAAACGTTCATTCCTGGGCGATACTCTTTTACATAAAGTATCTGCACACCTTGTGGGTTAGCAGGGTTAAACGCATTATAAACTTCAGCTTTTTCTTGGTTGCGTGTAGCCTTCCAATCTTCTTTGTACCAAAACTGAGTATTGTCTTTGTTGGTTCTAATCTTTGTATAATCACAATGCCACAACTCAGCAACTTGACCGCCCATTACACTCCAAATAACTTGGATATAAGCACCGCCAAATAGTTCTAAATCTAAAGCAACCTTTTTAGTAAGGTCGTTAAGGGTTTCCTCTCTATTAACTTTTTGAACAATCGCTTGTTCTCCTGCCCAACCATTGCCGACAATGTAATTAACCTTGCCTCTAATGATAGCATTGTGCTTTGCAGATTTGTTAAATAGGTCTAATAGGTATTGCGGATAGTCATTGTTTTGACCATACTGCATATACCCTTCGCCTTTTTTCTCTTTATATTCCGGTTGCTTTGCTTCCGCAAATGTCAATACTTGTATTTCCATTATTGTCTAATTGTGAATGTGCTTGTTGTTTCGTATTCTGTGAACGATATACCTGTACCTGAAAGCTCCATAATGCCCGTTTCAAGCAGGTTTAAGCCCGTCGGATTGGTATTTGAAGGACTTGCTTGTTCGTAAACTGAGTAAGTATATTGCCCGTTTAAACTTGTATTAAAGTAGCTATTAACTACAATGCTAAACTCGTTGTAACGCTCCTTATATGCGCTTATGTCCGTATTGTTTAGCTTAACAAACTTGACGTCTGTATTTGTTGATCTATTCTCGAACACAAATAAATAGTTAGGATTAGTAAGCGTCTGCTTTTCAGTTAGCGTCAAAATGATATTTTGGGTCTGCCCTTTCGTTAATTGTAACATCAACTATAAATATACTAAGAGGCAAAACTTTGCAAAATAAAAAACCCCCGCCAAATTAATGACGAGGGCATCTATATACAAAACCAAAACAACCTAAGAACCTGCGGTTGTAAGTGCTGCTGCTACAACAGAGTTAACCTCTGGAGCAAGGGCAGCTTCCGCACCTGTGAAGGTTAAAGTGTAACCACTTCTATCGCCTTCTGCCGTACCTGTACCTGCGCTACCGCCTGTAAGGTCTAAGCCTCTTGTTTTTCCTAAGTACCAGTATTTGCCATTGTTATCTTTGGCAACTGCTACTAATGTGTTTTGAGCCAACAACAAGATTTCGTTTCTTGTGTTCGCCTGTAATTTGTTTAATACGATAGTCAATTCAGGAGCGTAGAAGATAGTTCCATTTTGTACGTTTGCATTAACATTCTCAACTAATTGAGAAGTGCCTTTTACAAGTTCGTACTTATAGAACTTCTTACCAGATGCTTTTACTAAAGCGGTAATTACACCACTTGCCTCTGTTGTAGAGGTAACATCTGCTGCTGCCATAAAATAAACTTCGGTTATACCGCCTAAACTGTCTTTGCAGTCAAGGGTATAATTTTGAGTTAAAGCACAAGCCATTGTTATTGAATTAAATTAGTTTGAAAAAATGGGGGATATATTTCAATCCCCCTATAAATTATGCAAGGATAAACTTCACTGCTTCGTCAGGGAAAGCAAT